TCAGGCGCCACAAATTAAGCATCTATTTTTGATTGGATCCTTAATGATAGTCTCCCGCTGGGCATCACTCATGCCATTCAGCTTATCCACGAATGCCTGCACTGCTGATACCACCTTCCGGATGATCGGCATGAGCAGATCTCCGAAGGAAATGGCCAGCTCCTCAAGCTGGGACTTCAGGATCGTCAACTGTCCGGCAAGGTTATCCTGCATGGTATTTGCCATGCTTTCCGCTGTGCCGTCACAGTTATCGATCGCCCCGGTCAGCTTGTTGAAATCCTCATCGGAAGCATTGATGATGGCAAGCCAGCCCGCCATGGAGTTTTTCCCGAAGATCGCAGAAGCCGCTGCTGCCTGCTCGGATTCGGACAGGTTGCCCATCTTCTCCCGGAGGGAAATCATCGTCTCGCGTAAGTTGATGGAACCGTCATCGTTTTCGACAAGGGCGATGTTGTACCTGTCCATGTAGGTCTGCATCTGCTTTGTCGGTTTCGCAAGATTGGTAAGTCCGGTACGAAGGGACGTACCTGCCTGCGACGCCTTGATACCGGCATTTGCCATAAGCCCCAGCGCCACCGAGGTATCCTCGGCATTGATCCCAAGGGCACCGGCAACCGGAGCCGCATATTTGAAGGACTCGCCCAGCATGGATACGTTCGTATTTGCATTCGTACTGGCGGCAGCAAGGATATCCGCGAAATGCCCGGAGTCCTTAGCGGAAAGACCGAACGCCGTCAGGGCATCGGTCACGATATCCGATGTCGTACCCAGATCCTCGCCGGATGCGGCAGCCAGGTTCATGATGCCCTCGATACCATCCAGCATATCTCCGGTCTTCCATCCGGCCATGGCCATGTACTCGAAGGCTTCCCCGGCTTCCGATGCCGAGAACTTGGTTTTCGCTCCCATCTCACGGGCCTTGGCACGAAGGTCATCAAAGTCTTTCCCGGTGGCTCCGGAAATAGCAGAGACCTTACTCATCTGGGCATCAAAGTCGGCGGTCGTCTTAATCGCCGCAGCGCCAATCCCTACAATCGGCGCTGTCACATGGGTGGTGAGTGTCTTTCCGACACCGGCCACCTTATCCCCGACCTGCTGGAACTTCTTCCCAGTCTGGTCGATCTTTTCCAGCGCCGCATAGGTAGTCGATACCTGCGACTCCAGATTTTTTAAGGACTGCTCGGTATCCTCGATCTCACGCTGCAGGGCATCATACTTATCCTGCCCGAGCGTCCCCTCTTCGAGCTGCTTCTTTGCCTGCTCCTGTGCGGTCTTTAATGTTTCGAGCTTCTCCTTGGTCTCGCCGATCGCATCCTTAAGGAGCCGCTGCTTCTGGGAAAGCAGCTCGGTATTTGAGGGATCGAGCTTTAAGAGGCGCTGCACGTCTTTCAGCTGGGTCTGCGTATTTCTGATGGTAGAATTGACATTCTTTAGCGCTTTATCGAGACCGGTCGTACTGCCGTCAATCTCAACCGTGAGACCCTTGATTCGATTTGCCATGCCTGCGCCTCCTTTCCTTCCTTATTCCGCCTGCAGCAAAGGAGCCAGTGGATAGGCTTTCGCAAGCTCCCGGCTCCTTCGTACATTGTCTTCCTTTACTTTCTGCACCCGCTTCTGGAATTCTTTTGTACAGGTTCCATTCCTTACACGGGCAGACATCCTGTTATAGTCCTCGATGCGCTTTCGCAGATGCTTATCCGTCGTGCTGACCCGGTAGGCTTCCCCGCAGTCCGGGCATAAAAAATAGGTGTGTTCGATCTCTCCGTCCCGGATGGTTTTAAGTTCCGGTTTCGGGATCACTGCACCGCATTTGTTACAGATCATCTCCATGTTCTTTTCTCCATCAAACCACAACTTTGCATTTTGCTTGCAAATGCAAGCAATCGGCGGTATACTACTCCTGAAAGGAAGGTGAATGACTATGGCAAACACATCCCCTGTATATGCAAGAATTGATTCCTCTCTAAAGGACAATGCAGAGACCATCCTTGCAAGACTCGGAATCACACCCACCGGTGCTATCCAGATGCTTTACAGCCAGATCGTTCTGCATAACGGTATTCCGTTTGATGTACGCATTCCGTCCAGAAAGCCAGTGGCAGCCGGTGCTCTTTCCCGAGCTGAACTTGATGCTGAGCTGATGAAGGGAGTAGAATCCCTGAAGGCTGGAAAGGGCTATTCTGCGGATGAAGTGGATGCCATGCTCCAGAAGGAGTTTGGCATATGACCTATCAGCTCATTTACTCCCCGGAATCGCTCGATGACCTGCGGGACATCTATTCCTATATTGCATTCGAGAAACTTGCCCCGGAAAATGCAGAAGGCCAGGTGAACCGGATTCGTAAAGCAATCCGCTCTCTTGATCTCTTTCCCGAAGGGCACACAACCGTAGACTGGGAGCCATGGGCTTCCATGGAAATGCGCTTTCTTCCGGTTGATAATTTCATCGTTTATTATCTGGTGGATAATAACGAAGGAACTGTCAGCATCGTCCGCATCTTTTATGGTGGGCGCGATGTCGAACACATCATTCAGACAGGAATCGAATAAAATGATCCCGCAAGGCCAACGGTCTGGCGGGATTTTTCATGATCAGAAGACATCAAAATCGTGCTGATTTGCTTCTCTTATCTCTGCCTGCATTTCATATTTCTCACCGTCATTCCCCTTCTCCGTCCAGATATCCAGCACCATTCCGATGGTGAGAAGGTCGAGATCCGAAAGCGAAAGCCCGACCTCCAGACACCGAAGGAGAAAGAGCGCCGTTGTTATTTCTCGGCTGCTTTTCTTTGGTTTTTTTTAGCCTCCACATCCGTGATGAGGTTGGTGCCCCAGAGCTCAAGGATCTCCGGCAGCACCTCGTAAATGGAAAACATATCAAACTGCTCCAGCCACTCATCGATCGTCTTCGGGATAGACGGGTCGGCATGGAAGGCCATGATATAGGCGACATTTTCGAAGATCTCCAGATCCTCGATCTCCATCGCGCTGCCTTCCTCGCCGCCCTTCTCCTTATAGGCTTTCTCAAGTTTGCTGAGGTCTTTGAAGATATCCCGTCCGAACTTGGCCCGGTAGAGTCTCGGCACAGAGGCCGAGGAGCGAAAGTTCACGTCCTTCCCGCAGATATTCACTGTTTTCTGTAACATGCTTCCCTCCTCCTATCAGGTACCACTCGTGCTGCCGCCGGTACCACCAGTTGTGGCAGAAGGCACATACACGTTCTTGTACCAGTTGTTATAGGTTGCTGTGGTGGTTTCATCGCCGGTGCGGGACTTCACAAGGCCGTCTTCTCTCGGGTCTGCCGTGATGGAGAGCGTCTCCGTTCCCGGTTCAATGCTCGCTTCCTTCGTGGAAGACTCGATCGTCGGTCTTGCCACCGTGCAGTTATAGAGCACATGGCGGATGGCATTGATATCACCGTCAAATTCAAAGAGGAGCGCAAAATAGACGGATTCCGTCACGTCAGATCGCTCGATCAGAACACCATTGCTGTCCTTCTCCTCCTGCAGGATATCCGTGCGGAACCACTCCGGAATAAGAGCCAGTTCCAGGTCACCGGAATAGCCGTTATTGGAGCTCGAACGGAAATACACAATGCCGTCAGCATAAAACGGGGAGGATTCTCCTTCCGCATCGAGGGAAAGAGAAACCGCACCCGGGATCGCCACCGGCTTTGCATAGGTAAACGTGCCGTCGTCCCCTTTGGTCAGGATGGCGGCATGCACGTTCTTCAGGTTGTATTTCACCTTATTCTTCTTCGTAGGCATTATCTGTAACCTTCCTTTCAAATGACCAGAGGACTTCGTAGAGCTTCTCTTCCTCGATCCAGACCTCGGTCTTATCATAAAAAATGCCGTGACGATCGAGCACCTCTTCTACCTGGGCCTCCGTTTCCGGATTCTTCTCATCGGTATAGAGCTCGATATGCACGACATCCACCTTAAGATACACGACCCCGTCGGCGGAGAAGTTATCCGACGCCGGGATCAGAAACGTAATAAACGGAGGCTCAGGCGATTCGCCTTCCGCGAAATGATCATAGGCAAAAGGAATGCCCGTTTCCGTCAGCAGATCAAGAAGATCCTGCATCTTGTTTTCATCCACTTTTAAGCCCCCTTTCGATATCCTTCATGAGCGCCTCTTCCGCTGCTTCCTCTGCCGGTGCGATATGCGGGATGGCGCGTACCCTCCCGCCACCGCGTTTTGCATGACCGTGCTCGAGGAGATGGGCCAGCATATACCGGGTCGGGGAATAGACGGTTACCTGAAGCTCTGTCGAAGTCTCCTTCGTTTTCTTCGTGCGCCAGCTCTTTGCATAGCGCCCGGACTTCCTTGGTGCATTCGCACCAATGTCGTTCTTTACCGCATTCCCGGCTTTCGTGACCGCAGTCTTTACGACCTCGGCGGAGAGCTTGTTGTATTCCTGCAGCTGCTCGTTTACTGCATCGGCCAGCTGGTCAATGGATACTTTCTTTCCCATAACACTCACCTCTCCACAAGCTCTGCCGTAAACTTCCGGCTCTTCCTTCGAAAGCCCTGATCATCGACGGCGACAATGTTATAAATCCGGCCATAGAGGAGGATGCGGTAGTGTTTGCTGTCCACCGCATCGCTCTCGCTGCACCACCGGACGGTGAAGTTCATCCGGTCTTCCTCTTCCGTATGTCCGGCTGCTTCCATTTCATCGGCTTTGGTATTCCCCTTGGAGGCGGAAGCCCAGCAGGTGAAATAGTCCGTCCATGCGGATTTATGGTTGCCGTATTTATCGATCACCGTTTCATTTTTCTGGATGGTGATCCGCACCCGCATCCCTGCGATATTCATCACACCACCCCTTCCCGGATGGCAAAGAGGAGCGACCGGAGTGTTAAAGTCAGCTCCGTATAATCTGCTTTCTCCCGGTGCTCGAAAAGGTATCCGACCGTATAGAGGATCGCCACCTTCATGATCTCCCGGATATGCGTAAGTTCATCCGCAGCATAAAGGGCGGAGGTTTCTTCGTCTGAATCCACCGCCGCCCACTGCTCTTCAGAGAACCTTGCCACATCCGCGCAGAGCTTGCAGGCGGAAGATAGCAGGATGCCTGTCATGGCATCCTCATCCGCCGAATCCACCCGGAGGTACGTTTTGGCTTCCTCAAGCGAAATCAGTGCCATGACCGGTTACCCCCTTTCTCATCAGCCGCCAGTCGTCGGATTCGTGGTGCCGCCGCTGGCTGCCTTCGTGCCCTTCATCTTCAGGGCTTGAATCGCCTCCGGCAGGATCAGCTTTCCGTCCACTCTCTGCGTGGAGATGAAGCCGACCTGATCGGTACGGGCATACAGCTCATTGAGGCGCTTAAAGGTACGATTCTGCCTGTCGGCGATCCAGTAGTAGCTGAAGTCACCAAAGAGCAGCGCCTTCTCGCCCTTCGTGATGGCAGGCATATAGGAGCTCGTGATGATCGGACGGGACAGCACCGTATCCGGCTTGCCGACTTCCAGCGACGGCTTCCAGATATAGTTGTCGTTCTTATCCTTGATCTTCATCAGCTGCAGGAGCAGGGCCTCGTTGCAGAGGAACTTCGCCTTCTTCCTGTACGGGCTCTTCAGCGCGTAGTAGAGGTCGAAGATCTCATCGAAGGTCACAGCGGTCTCGGCTGCGGCAGTGACACCGACGGGAACACCGCCGGTTTCCGCCAGCAGCCCCAGCGGCTTGCCCTGCCCGTCGCCGGTGATGAACGCCTTCTCCTCCGCATTTCCCATACGGACGCC